GAAACTGTTGCTATATCTACCCGAAAAGAAGATGCTATGGCGTATCTATCAGGTCAAAAACTTGACAAAACAATCTATATAATTGAAGAGGTGAAATCATGAGTGCAATGGGAAATTATGTTGTAGAAGTTGAAGAATTTGCTTTAGACTTCATGGATGAATATGGTGAATTTACACTGCCCTATAGTGATGTAGAAGATAAGGTACGTGAAGTATACGGTACCATGGGTGTTCAGGTTCTTGAAAACCTGATGAATGTAGACAACGAATTCTTGATTGACGAACTGTAAGGATAAAAAAATGAACTTAGCACAAACAACATCTTTGGAAACTGCACTTCAAAAAAACTACCCTGTTTATGTGGTATATAATTCTGAGTCTAAAGAAATTCTAAACTGGTTTGCATTCGGTGAGAAAATGGCACAACTTGATGCCGCGGATCGCTGTGCAAAAACTGGACCCGATTCGCATGAATATGCAGAGTGGTCAAAGTATGTAGTTATACGTGAACGCCATGCTGCACATATTGCAGACGTAAATGCAGATTGGAGAAATCGATAAAAAACTTGACAATTCCTCGAATCATGCTATATTAATTAAGTAATCAGAAGAAAGAGAGAATCATATGTTCAAGAACTTAAAGAAGCAAAAGATGGATCACATTTCATCACAGTTGATGCAAGTGAAACAGAATACAATCGTGCAAAGATGCGTGTTAAAGTACGTCCTGAGAATGTTGAAGTAGTATCTCAACATCGTGAATCAGACGAACAAGTTATGGATCGTATTGCAGAACGTTTCTCTATCTTAGATGAAATGACAGAAGCAACAATCGATGGTGTAGTACGCGGAATGGTCGTCTCAGGACCTCCTGGGATCGGCAAGACGTACGGCGTTGAGCAAATTCTTGAGAAAGACTCACTGTTTGACGTAATGGCAGACAAACCTCTTCGTCACACGTTTGTCAAAGGCACAATGTCACCGATTGGCTTATATGCAATGCTGTACAAGTATTCAGATGCAAAGAACATCGTTGTTCTGGATGACTGCGATAGCATCTTGTTTGACGAAAATGCACTAAACATTCTTAAAGCAGCACTTGATAGTGGTAAGAAGCGTTACATTTCTTGGAACTCTGACTCTCACTTCTTGCGCAGAGAAGGTGTTCCGGATCGTTTTGAGTTTAAAGGTTCTGTAATCTTTATCACAAACTTGAAGTTTGACAGAGTACGTTCAAACAAAATCAAGGATCACTTAGAAGCTATTATGTCTCGTTGTCACTATCTTGATTTGACACTTGATTCTACACGTGACAAAATCTTGCGCATTAAGCAGATTGCACGTGACGGTGGTTTGTTCGATACTAAAGGATTATCTAAGGATCAAGAATCAGAGATTGTTCAGTTTCTTGAAGAAAATCAAGCTAAGATGCGTGAAATTTCATTGCGTATGGCACAGAAACTTGCTGACTTGGTAAAAATGTCACCGGGTCGTTGGAAGCGTCTAGCAGAAACAACTTGTATGAAGCGTGTATAACACTTCATTAACCAGAGGCAGTTACCGAGATTTCTCTCTTTCTCTCGGTAACTGTCTTTTTATATTTTTGGAAAAATAAAATGTTACCATATCAACTTCTACATCCCGGTGAGTTAAAAAATGTTAAGTTCTTATCATCTTATGAGGAAGAAGAAGCTGTAAAAGTAAAATCTAGCCAACCAGAAGATTGGATTTGGCACACCAGAAACATAGAGTATGCTAGAAATTCTAATGGATTTAGATGTCCTGAATTCAATGATATTGATTGGGAAAAATCTAATGCGGTAGTTGGATGTTCAGCAGTTTTTGGACATTCAATTGATGATGAAAATATGTTGACTTCTTTTCTAGAAAATATGTCAGGCGAAACATTTATTAATCTTGGTATCTGCGGCGCAGGACCAGATGCAGTGTTTCAACATGCCTTATGGGCACACACAATGGGAGCAAAACATGTATATGTTTTAATGCCATATTATGCAAGATTTACGTTGTTTTATAAAGACAAAGACTTGGGTATCAATTGTAACAAACAAATAAAGTTTATAGATCATAATCACAAATTAGGAAGAACTAACGAATATCTAGATGCATTGAAATATCTGGCTGACGGGTTTGATTTAAAACATCGATATGATATCTATTGTCAATTGCTATCTGGTATGAATAATATAACAGTGTTTGATTTTGTTAATACTTCATCTAGGATATTTAATGGGGAGGCTTCGGACCTTATTGATAAGGAAGAGCTTAGAAAACTAGCTAAACAAGGCGGCGCAGCATTTCTTAATCACTATAAAGGCAGAGACCTTGTACACCCTGGAATTAATGAAAATAAAACATATGCTGAATATATTCTACGAAGTGTTGACATTTAACTCCACTTGTGTTATTATACTATTATGAATATTGAAGAAACAAAAGAAAAAATCATAGAGAATCTTAAAGAGGTATACGATCCCGATTTAGGGGTAGACGTATATAACATGGGATTAATTTATGAGTTGAATGTGGGTGAAGGTTATGCAGATATAACCATGACACTTACGAGCGCATTTTGTCCATCGGCCGATGATATCATTGCTGATGTAAAGAATGCAGCATCTATTGTTGAAGGTATAGAACTAGTGAGTGTAGAAGTTACATTCACTCCGCAATGGGGACCAGAGCATTTGTCAGAAGAAGCGGCAATGTATCTGAACTTCCTATTTGATTAAAGGCATATAATGAAAAAATGTACAATCATAATCAAGGATGAAGTGAACGTAAAACTTGATGGTCTTGATCCAGCGACACGGCGTAAGTGTTCTGACAAGCTAAAGTTTTTCCTACCTCATGCATATCATATGCCAGCATACAAATTGGGTCGCTGGGATGGGACTGTACGTTTTTGTGATGTTGGTGGTCGTACATATATTAATCTTAGATTATGCTACGTGACTATCAGGTTGATGTAGTGAACAAATTTATTGAGAACCCACAGTGTTTGCAAGAGATTGCGACAGGTGCAGGTAAGACCATTATGACTGCTACGCTATCTAAGTTGGCAGAAAAGTATGGGCGCACTATCGTAATTGTACCGAATAAGGATTTGGTACGGCAGACTGAAGAAGATTATATCAACTGTGGGTTAGATGCCGGGGTGTACTTCGGCGACCGTAAAGATATTGGCAAAACGCACACTATCTGTACATGGCAGTCACTTAATTCTTTGTTAAAAAAGACAAAGAAGGGTGAAGACAACATCATGGATTTCATCGAAGATGTTGTATGCGTTATGGTTGACGAAGTACACCAGGCAAAAGCAGATGTTCTTAAAGACTTGCTAACAAGCGTGTTTGCAAATGTTCCTCTGCGATGGGGACTAACAGGAACTATTCCAAAGTCGGATCATGAGTTTGCAACAATTCGTGCTAGTCTTGGCGATGTTGTAAATAGGTTAGCGGCAAAAGAACTACAAGATATTGGCGTGTTATCTAATTGTCATGTTAATGTAATTCAAACACAAGAAACACAGGAGTATTCAAACTATCAGAGTGAATTAAAGTTTTTATTAGAAGATGAAAAGCGGCAAGAATATATTGCTAACTTAATTAAAGAAGTATCAAAAACAGGCAATACACTTGTACTGACAAGTCGTATTAACTCAGGAAATAAATTACAAGAACTGTTACCAGATGCAGATTTCGTTCAAGGCTCAATGAAATCTGATGATAGGAAGACAGCATACAAGGATATAAATGAAGCTACAAATTCAATCACTATTGCTACTTATGGCGTTGCCGCTGTTGGTATTAACATCCCTCGCATTTTCAACTTGGTTCTTTTGGAGCCTGGCAAGTCTTTTGTGCGTGTTATTCAGTCTATCGGTCGTGGTGTCCGTGTGGCGAAAGATAAAGATTTTGTACAAATCTGGGATGTCACAAGCCGATGTAAGTTTGCAAAAAGACACTTAACAGAAAGAAAAAAGTTTTATAAAGAAGCTGAATATCCATTCAGTATAGATAAGGTAAAGTACTAATGAAAATTTTAACACCAGAAAATAAATGCTTTGAGATGAATAGTCTCCCAGAAGAAATCGAAGACATACGTTACTGTGTAATGGATGTCACTGATAAGAATGAACCAGACTTCTTCTTTATCCCACTGGTGTTTATTGAAACATTCAATGCTCCAAGTATATCATTAAACATTGGTCCACATAAAATTGAAATGCCAATCGATTGGAATATTCTAATTGGTGACAGAGATTTGGGACAATTAGAATTCATTCCACTTACAAGTATTAATGAACGTAGCTTTGATACAATTGTTACAAATCCATTAGGTGGCTTTACTATGGGATGGGAACCTATAAGTGTGAACAATGTATTTGCAGATGTAAAATGGTTCTTCCCAAAATTAAAGTATGGCCATATTCTTGCAATTCCACTAGAGCATGGCGATAAACCAAAGTGTGCTTACTTTGTTAAAGACCTCAATCGCATTCCTGATGTATTAAACAGCTATGACTTTTTCTAAAACTGATCCAAAAAATAAACTACATAGAGTTCTTATTACTGATATGAAAGTATCTGATATTGCACATGAATGGTGTAAGGAAATTCTGTTCGAAGACGAATGGACTACAGAAATTTTTGATAATTTTGATTGTTTTTACTTTACAGAGAAGACAATGTGTAGTATGTTTATGTTAGTACATGGTGGCAAATATATTGCTCCACCGAGAGGATATAATGACTGACAAGATACCATTGAATGATGTGTTGAATGCAATAGACAAGCGTGACTTTGGCTGGTATTCACGCTTGCCTGATGAACAAAAAAAGAAATGGTCCAGCTGGCTATTCATTCGTTATGCAAGTTCTGTAAAAGGACTGGTAAGAAACAGTTTCATGAATGGATTAAACCGCCAACATATCTACAAAGAAAAAAGATAAGATTTCAGAATTTGTAACAGTCACATATCCGCATATGAAAGCTGATGAAGTCGAACTATTCAGACAATTGAATAGCGATGATGATATAAAGACAATGGCATTTGATATGGGAATGCTAGAAAAAGAAATAGAAGAAATATTTGGCAAGAAGAAGCGTAAAAAGAAATGAGTTTTGAATGTCAGTTCTGTAAAAAATCTTTCAAGCGTGAGAAAACGTTATCTGTGCATTTGTGTGAACAAAAACGCAGATGGATTAACCGAGACGAAAAATATGTTCGTCTGGGATTTCTTGCGTATAATCGTTTCTATGAAATTACTCAGGGTGCGACAACACAAAAGACATATGACCATTTTACAAAGTCAAATTATTATACTGGCTTTACACGTTTCGGAAAGCACACATTAGAAATAAATGCAATCGATCCTGAGAAATTCGTTGACTTTGTTATAACAAATAGTATAGCATTAGATAAGTGGTGTAGTGATGCGGTTTATGAAACTTATATCAGAGAGTTAAATAAAAAAGAAACAGCAGAACGTGCAGTAGAACGTGGAATTCTATTAATGCAACAATGGAGTAGAGAAAATGATAGACCGTATAATGTATTCTTTAGGGAGATTAGTAGGCCGCGTCTTATACATTGGATCAAATCCGGACGCATCAGCCCTTGGATTATTTTTAATTGTGATAGCGGTGACTCAGCTATTGCACAAATGACAGACCATGAACAAAATATGATTATGGAATATTTAGAGCCTACATTCTGGCAGAGAAAGTTTTCTACACGCCGAGAAGATGTAGATTTCGTACAGATGGTATTAAAGGAGGCAGGACTATGAGTACTAAAAGAGTAAGTAGTGTGGAAAATAGCTCAACACTTATTATCCAGACGGATCCCGAAACAGGAGAACCTTTTATTGAATTTCCAGAAAGACTTCTTCTAAAACTTGGATGGAAAGAGGGAGATGATTTAGAATGGGTGGAACGCCCAGATGGTAGTTGGACTATTCAAAAGGTAGAAAAAGATGAAGACAAAGACGAATGATGAAATTGATGATATGATTAAAGATTATATCGATGATGATTATACTATGATGCCAGATGATGGTGTAGTATATTCAGATGATAATATGATGATGTCTTCTAATCCAAGTGATTATATAGATTTAATTTCAATAGATACTGATACGATTGACCTATCAAACTTAGGTGTATCGCCATCCACGCTTACAATAACTGATCCTTATGAAAATCAGGATGTTACTATGAAAATAGATGGTAAACAGCGCAGTATGCGAGAACTGTTTTCAACTGTAGATACTATTTCACGCAGACTTGCTGTACTAGAACCAAAGAAACATCTGCTAGATAAATATGAGGTATTACAAGACCTATATGAACAGTACAAAGCCGCAGAAGCATTACTGCATGAGGATGAAGAAGAGGAATTTCCGTTTTGAAAACTATAACTTACGATTGGAATAAAATTGAACACGC